CCGCAGGTTGGTCGGGAAAGTGGCAGGAAGAATATTCCACGACCCTGAAATTGAATTCGATGAGGACGCCTTCATCGCCGGTGACAAGCTCATCGGAGACAAGGCGATCGTTGTAGACAACTACCAGTTCGTCAATTGGGACAACCTGAAAGATGATATTCGTTATGCTGTTAACAACGAAGGGGTTCATGATATTATCATCGATCCTGTTACTTGTTTTACTAATGGAATGTCTGCTAGTGATACGAATGAGTTTCTGGTCTCATGGTCTGCCGAACTGGCTTCGATGGCTAAGGACCTTGACTTCACATCGTACATCTTCTGTCACCTCAAGGCACCCGAGACGGGTATGCCACACGAGAGAGGCGGTCAAGTACTAAGCACACAGTTCACAGGCTCCAGAGCTATGATGCGTTCATGCCATATGATGATCGGACTTGAGGGTAACAAAGACCCTGAGTTGACCATTGAGGAACGGAATGTCCGCAAGCTGAAGATTCTGGAAGATCGACAGTTCGGGTCCACTGGTATCGTTAAGCTGTATTGGGACTATCACAGTGGCCTATTCAACGAGATGAGGGTATGAACGTAGAAGATTTCCTAGAGTGGGCGGCTGCATATGCTGGAGATAGTTGAAATTCAGAACTTCTATTCTGAGAACTACGACCAACTAGTCAAGCGTATGGGCAGTAGATGTGGCAATCCTAGTGATGCCGAAGACATTGTCCAGACCGCCTTTGAGCGTGCAATCAAGTATAGAAATTCGTGTAATGGATATATGGAGGGATGGTTCTCTACCATCCTCTCGAATGTGCTCAGGGATTATCAGAACACCATTCGACTTGGGCCAGTGACTAAGCCCATCGAAGAGTCTCAGGATGATCTTGAGCCCATCATATGGGATGGTGTTGGTGAGTTGACCAAGAAGGAGGTCCGAGCCTTGGTAGACGAGGAGAATATTCTCGTTAGATCTGTGCTTAGACTCCACCTCGACTTTGGAATGAACTGTCGTGAGATCACTGAAAACCTACATGGTATGACCTACAGACAGGCTAACAACATGATCAATAACTTCCGTATGAAGGTGTTAAAGAGGTACCAATGAAAGCTATAGTCTTTGATGCAGAAGCAAACGGTCTGCACCCAGATAAATTCCACTGCGTCAGCTACCGGGAACAGAATGGAATCGTTAGCGTCACTGACTATGACGAGATGAGAAAATTCTTGACAGGGAGTGAAATCCTTGTTGGTCACAACATCCAGCGTTGGGACGTGCCTAATCTAGAACGGGTGCTAGGCATAAAGATAAATGCACGACTGATAGACACACTCGCGGTCGCTTGGTACTTGGAACCTCAGAGGTTGAAGTACGGGCTAGAGACTTACGGGGAACAGTACGGTGTCAGAAAGCCGTTCATTGCAGACTGGAACAACCTTGCACTTGCTGATTACGTTCACAGGTGTAACAGAGACGTAGAGATCAACTCCATCTTGTGGGATAGGCAATGGGAGATCCTCAAGGAGCTTTACGGATCAGAAGCGGAAGCTCTTAGGTTCCTATCTTATCTTGAGTTCAAGATGGATTCCGCAAGGGAACAGGAGCAAGTACGCTGGAAGCTCGACATAGGAAAGGCAACCGAGGCCAGAGATCGGTTGATGGTTGAGCGGGATACAAAACTGGAAGAACTTAAGGGAGTAATGCCTAAGGTCCCAGTGAAAGCAAAGAAACTGAAGCCTGCAAAGCCATTCAAGATGAACGGCAGTCTAAGTGTTGCAGGTCAAGATTGGTATGATTTTTGTGAGAAGAGGGAACTAGACCCTGTTACTACAGAGGGCGTGGACTACATAAAGGACTACAACGAACCTAACCCCGGTTCGCACGATCAGATCAAATCTTGGTTGTACTCGTTAGGTTGGAAACCTGAGACCTTCAAATTCGATAGGGACAAGAAGACAGGGGATGTTCGGAAGATCCCTCAGGTAGCACAGGACAAGACCAAAGGTCCGGGGTTATGCCCCAGTGTCATGAAGCTGATTGCCAAGGAACCTTCAATCAAGGTTCTTGATGGGCTGTTTGTGCTGAAGCACAGAATTGGAGTATTGGATGGCTTCTTGGAAAACGAAGAAGACGGTTGGCTCAAGGCAGAGATTGAGGGTTTTACCAACACACTCCGGTTCAAGCATAGAATCATTGTCAATCTTCCGGGAGTACAGAACCCGTATGGTGAGGATATCAGGGGTTGTCTGATTGCGCCAGACGGAGAGGAGCTATGTGGTAGTGATATGTCAGGGTTGGAGGATCGCTTGAAGCAACACTTCATCTTCCCCTACGACCCTGAATACGTTAAGGAAATGAACAGTGAAAACTTCGATCCGCATCTTGACTTGGCTATTAACGCTGAAGCTGTATCGGAAGACGATGTTGAGGCGTATAAAGCAGCAGAGAAGAAAGATTCGGGGATCAAGGCTATTCGACACACATACAAGCAAGGTAATTACGCTTGTCAGTATGGGGCTGGTATACCGAGACTGGCTCTTACTATTGGTTGCAGCAGAGATGTTGCTGAACGCATCCATGTCGCTTATTGGAAGCGTAACTGGTCTATCAAGCAGGCTGCTGCGGACCAAGTAACCAAGGTGTGTGATGGTCAGATGTGGCTCTATAACCCCATCAGTAAGTTCTGGTATGCCCTCAGAGCTGAGAAGGACAAGTTCTCAACTTTGGTTCAGGGCAGTGCTGTTTACTGCTTTGACACGTGGGTAAGAACCATGAGGAAGTTCGGTGTAAGAATGTGTGGACAGTTCCACGATGAATGGATTGCACCTGTCAAGAAGGGAATGAGGGAGCATTACAAGGAGTTGGTGAAGAAGTCCATTGTGGTAGTCAACAAAAAGCTTAAGCTGAACAGAGAGCTAGATGTGGATACACAATTTGGTAGCAATTACGCGGAGATCCATTAGTGAAAAAGTGTACGTCTTGTGGTGAAACCAAACCTTATGAAGGTTTCTATAGGTCGTCGACCTACAAAGACGGGTACGGTTATCGTTGTAAGGTGTGTGATAATAAAGCAAGACACAAATATGAACAGAACCACAAGGGTAGATTGAGTAAACAAAGGAAGTATAACCAAGTGAAGCATATGTATGGACTTTCTCCAGAGGAGTTTGACAAACTGATGCAACATGGTGTTTGTGAAATCTGTGGTAAAAAGCCACAACACCTTTGTGTAGATCATGACCACTCTACAGGGAGTGTCAGAGGTGCTTTGTGTCAAGAGTGCAATAAGGCTCTAGGACTTTTTAAGGATGACATCACCTTACTATTAAAAGCTAAGGAGTATCTGAAGAATGCCGAGATCCACTAAGGCACGGCTGAGTAAGGACCTCGTAGAGACGTTTGATCCGGCTGTGTTAGAAGTAGAATACGTGCAGGGAAGTGCTAAATTGTTCATGGCTTGGGGTGAGAGACTGTACCTCAATGAACAGGACTTGGTAACCTTGCTTAATTTTGTACGGGAGAACCAAAAGTGAGTTTTAATCTCAACAACCAGAAGAAGGGCGGTGGTGGTGTTCCTCAGGACCTCATTGAGGTGGGAACCATTCCTGGCCGTGTTGTTCGTATCATCGATCTCGGCCTCCAGCCGGGAGGTTCCTTTGAAGGTAAGGACAAGCCCAACTCGTATCAGGTAGATGTTACATACGAGCTTGTGGACGTGTTCATGAAGGACAAGGATGGCAAGGAGGACGAGAGTAAGCCACGGTGGATCAGTGAAAACTTCCCCATGCATCATCCGTCCGCTGATCTGGCCAAGTCCACAAAGCGTTGTAATGCCTTTGATCCCAACCACACCTGTAATTACGATCTGGCTAAGATGATTGGTGCCCCTTGTATGATCACCATCGTCCACAAGGTCAGCAAGGGTAAGACCTTTGCCAATGTGGGCAACGTGTCGGTGATGCGTGACAAGGATAAGGAGAAGTGCCCCGAGCTTAAGAATGAGTCCGTGATGTTCACTCTGGACGATCCTGATCTGGAAGTGTTCAACAAGTTCCCGGACTGGCTTAAGGACAAGATCAAGGGTAACCTTGAGTTCAAGGGAAGCAAGCTGGACAAGCTCCTGAATGGTGAACAGGCCAGTAAGAATGAGCCTGAAGAAGAGTCTGATAATGAGGGTGAAGAATGGTAAACGACATTGTCGGTAAGTTCGCTAAGGTACAGTCTGAAGGGTACGATGGTTTCGGACTGGAAGAGGGAGATCTCGTCTTCATTGCTGGCAGTGGCTTTAGCCCTGTTGATGAGGATGACAACTACAAGCTGCTGTTTGTGGTCTCCAAGATGGACGAGAATGGTATCCCGAACTCGAAGGGTGGTATCACCATTGCACGTAAGAGTCTGAGCATCCTGTCGGATGAAGACTGCTCTAACCTTAGACAGAAGATGGAAAATGCATTCGCAGAAAAAGAAGAAGCCAAGTCCGAATAAGGACCGAGAGGAACGTAAGGTTTCCATTGGTCGAAAGAAGATCCTCAAGGAATTGAGGGAGAAGGATTTGGAGGGGTATTATGACCCAATGCCTGATAGACGCTGATATCCTAGCATATGAGTGCTCATTCGCTGGTCAGTTCAAGGATGAACGGACTGGCGAGGTGGTGATGAAGGACTTTGACAATGTCATTGACCAACTACACCAGAAGATCAAGGAGATCAAGGAAGAGTGCATGAGTGACGAGGAACCTATCCTCTTCCTCACAGGCGATGCGACTCTCGCCAAACATCTGAATAGAAGACCGAAGTGGCTTGAGCCTGCGGAACAAGTAGAACTACTCCCTTCATTCAGATATGCAGAAGCAAAGACCAAGCCGTATAAAGGTAGTAGACACGCTGATAAGCCTTGCCATTACCACAACATCAGAGCGTATATGCTCTCTGAGTTTGAGACGATCGTCTCTAGTGGTTTAGAGGCTGATGACGAGTTGGCTATGTATATGTTGACCCACCCTAACACAGTCCTGTGCACCATTGACAAGGATCTGAAGCAGGTTCCGGGAAGACACTACTCATGGTCAATTGGACAAAGACCCAGTGTTCCTGTCTACGAGGTAGATGAGTTCGGTACTATGGAACTGATGGTCACTGAGAAGGCTAAGAAGCTCAATACCACAGGTATGATGAGTTTCTTCGCTCA